CCTTACTAGCTGAATCTCCTAAAAACTTCAGAAAAACTATTTTAATTATGGATTCCTTACAAAAACAATTTACGGAAGATTGGGAAAACGTAAAAAATGAGTATGTAGAAAATGAGTAAAACCGTAGTAATACTTAATGCACCACCTTATTCAGGAAAAGACACCATAGCAGACATAATGGTACTAGGCCTTAAAGCTTCTAAACAGGAGTTTAAACAGGCTTTGTATGAAGAGACGGCTAATTACTACAACTGGGACTTAACTACCTTTATAGAGGCTGCTAGGGACCCTTTAATAAAAGACAGTTTATTTAGTGGATTCTATTTAACCCACCAGTTGTCAGTTAGACAAGCATTAATACACGTATCTGAAGTAGTGGTTAAACCTAATAAAGGTCTTAATTACTTTGGTATAAAAGCAGCAGAACAACTAAAGGAAGGACTAAATGTATTTGCTGATGGTGGTGGGTGGGTTGAAGAATTAATGCCTGTATATAGACAAGCAGATACTACAATAATATGTAGGTTATTCCGTCATGGATTTAACTTCGAAAAAGATAGTAGAAACTACTATGACCCGGCAAAGTTACCCCCTAATGTAAAATGTTGTGATATTCATTTGGAAGAAGATAAGGCTTTAGCTGCTGTAGACCACATAGCTAGATTAATAAAACTAGGAGAACAAAATGGTTAAACTATTAGGTTTAGCGGCAATATCTGCTTTTGTACCTAAAATTATAGATGTTATCGAACACCGCTTTGATGACATAGTAGGTTACTTCTTTGATAGTAATGAGGAAGAAATCTTAATTGTTGAAAAGCCAAGAAAGAAACACGATACCACTAAATTTACTTTGGAACAAATTGAGTACATCGTGCGGTTTAGGAAGCTTTCCGACAAAACAGGAAAAGAAGATACCGCGTATCTAAACGACTTATTTAATTTAGACAAGTCAGAATCTTCCTATGTTCGTGTATGGAATAATTTAGTAGATTTAAATACTTTAGATGAAACGGAGTTTGAAGTATGAAAACTAAGTTACTAATAGCAGGTTTACCTAATACAGGTAAAACCACATTATTGCAGTCGTTAAATAATGTGCTTGTTTTTGCCAGAGATGGTAAGAAATACCCCTTTCCTCAACCACATGTAAACGTAGAAAGTTTCACTTATGTAAGTGAGTTATTAGAGGTTATAGAAGAAAAAATTCATACCTTTAAAGAAAAAATGGGTAAGTACCCTGATACTGTTGTTATCGATAGTATGTCTAAAATTTTATTAGACATCGAGAGTACTACTTGTGCAAGAGTAAAGTCCTTTCCTTATGGAGTAGTTAACGGGGAAATATCCGCACTCATGGCTTTTATTGAAACAAATTTAGCCGACAATTTTAATATTATTTTAGTATCCCATGCCATATTTGACCCAGACACTGAAAACTATAACTTAGTTAATCCCGGTGGTTCGTGGGGCAAAAAGGGCGGTATACTTTCTGAAGTAGACCAAAGTATTTTTATAGAAATAATAGGAAAGAAGCGTGTAATTCACTTACGTAATGCAAACATGGCAGCTAGAACTACCATAGAAGAATTACCAGATAAGGTGAATGAAAAAGACTTCTGTTTACAGGAACACCTAGATTTACTACAAAAACACCAGTCTGTCGCAAGCGACTTTAGCCTCTGAAAGGGTAAGTTCGAGTCGGGCAGAATAAAATAACCAATTGCCAATAATGGCATAAAAGAGGTAACAAAATGGCTTTAAACGATTTAAAGATGGACGCAGATGTAGAGAAGGCAACAGATACTTTAGGTTCTGGTGGTGTACTCGATACTGATATTTATAATGTAAAAATTAAAACAGTATATTTTGGAGAGTCTGAAAAAACAGGTGCTATGTCAGCCACTATTATAGGTGAGTTAGACGATGGTAGTGAATTCAAATCTACTCAATGGGTAAAATCAGGGAAAGCTAAAGGTGGTAAACCTTACTACGAGAGAAATGGTAAGAAATACCCTTTACCAGGTTATTCAGTAATTGATGACCTATGTCAGCTTACTCTAGGCATCTCAGTAAGTGATGCAGACGTAGAAGAGAAAACTGTTAAAATTTACGACTTTGAAGAACAGAAAGATGTTGCTCAAGAGGTAGATTGTCTTTGTGACATAAAAGACCACGTAGTACTAATAGCTATCCAGAAGCAGTTAGAAGATAAGACAGAAGCAAATGTTGAGTTTGATGCAAGTAAGCCAACAGGGCCTACTAACTTAGCTCGTTCTGTTACTGGGGAAACTCGTGAGACCAACGAAGTTGCTAAAGTTTTTAATGATGATGGATTTACCTTTATCGAATTAAATACTGAAGCTGAAGCTGCTCACGGTCAAAAGTGGTTAGATAAGAACAAAGGTAAAGTGCGTGACCGTACTAGCAAGAAAGGAGGAGCAGGTACAGCAGGCTCACCTAAATCTTCTGCTAAGAAAAAGATGTTTAACTAGTGAGTACCTGGTCGTCAGTAGGGGGGTTAGACCCCTCTTTAGATAACTTTGGGATGAGTAGAGGAATAATCGTTTGTGACTTAAAGAGTAAGGTTAAAACTTTAACAATTAATCAAACTCTTTTAATAACCACAAAAGGGGATGAATCTACCCGTTACAAAAATATGGATGACCTTCGAAGAGCTAGGGAGCTTGGGGTACAAATGAACCATTTTTTTGCTATGACTGATACCATTTATGTAGAACTACCCACAGGAAGCCAATCAGCTCGAGCTATGGCCTCCTACGGTATTTGTGTAGGACTGGTAGCTGCTCTTGGAAAAAGGGTAGTAAGAGTATCCGCAAAAGATGTAAAAATGATTGCAACCAATAATCCTAAAGCCTCGAAGAAGGATATGATTAAATGGGCCAATAATAAATACCCTAAACTCCCTTGGCTTACTCGTAAGCTGCACGGTGAATTAGTATTAACCAACGCCAATGAACACATTGCAGACTCTATAGCAGCGATTCATGCAGGCCTTAACATGAAATAAGAGGAGTATAAAATGCTAGAAAATGAAGTAATTTTGCCTACAAAAATAACAGATTTAGATGTAGAAAATGTCATAGCCAGTTCAAGTTATTATGTGTTTCCTGACACAACTCATACTGTGTGTTGTATTACATTAATTAATGGATACACCGTAATAGGTGAATCTGCTTGTGTTAACCCTTCTGAGTTTAATAAAGAAATGGCTGAACAAATTTCTTTTCAACAAGCAAGAAAAAAAATATGGATGCTAGAGGGTTATTTATTAAAAGAAGTAACCTACGGGCATTCCACTTATTTATCAAGTAAAGAGGAGTTAAAATCTTGATACCTGTACTAGTAGTATCTAAAGTAGAAATACCACCTATAAAAGAAGATGTAATTGCTAACTTAATCAAAGCAGAAATCCTAAAGGATAATCCAACTTTGGTTATAAATTCAATATCTTTTGAGCGTAAATTAAGCCCACAACGTACTGAAGCAGTTGTTGAAGCTTCTTTAGCTGGTTCAGTAAGTACACCTACTATGCCAGAAAAAGAAGAAACTCTTCCTGCAGTTAAGGAAGAGTTTCAAGAAACCCTACCTTTAGTGGAAAAAGAGTCAGTATTAGAACCTGACCCTAAACCCCTAGCTGAAGTAGCAAAAACTGTAGCAAAACGTAAGAAAGTATTTACCTAGTCAATAAAGCCCCTTTATGGGGCCTTATTTTTTACTCTGTTAGAGCCCCACCTACCATTTTATATAAAGGATTTAGTTGTATTACATCACCTACTTTAGTGAAAGGTTCTTGTAGTATATTACCTAATTCTGCATTACCAATTAAATAGTTAGAATCAAATATGTTAGCTCCCCCAGAAAGCTGAGTTTGTAACCCATACTGCATTATAGCTCTTGAAGCATTTTCATCAAAAGCATCTGCAGCAATTCTTTGAGCTCTAATTTTATACTTAGTAAACATCATAAAACCAGTAGATTCTAAAGCCTCTATTGGTTTAGGAGAAGATACGTTATAGTCTAAAAATAGGTATTTAACTTTAGCTAAATTCTCTGTATCACTCATACCTCGAACTTTTCTATTGTGTTCATACATAGCAAACTTAAACACAAAATCAGTAAGTATAGTTGCTTGTTGCATTAAATCATAAGTAGCACTATCTTCTAACAAGAAGGTCTCTTTAATAGCTTTTCCAAGAACACCGTCAGATAAAAAGGTTTTGTTGAAAGAGCTTCTAGCTTTACCCCTAACACTATGAGCGTTTGTTGCTTTTATACTAGGGTCCGTAATAACAGTACTTAGCTCACCTGCTTCAGCTAATGCGTGTATAGGAGATAACTCCATATTACGTTCTAAAGCTGCTTCAAGACTCTGTAATCTACGCACTTCATTAGAATTTGTATTAGGCTTAGCATTTTCCTGAGCAATAAGAACTATTAATTTATTGGCTTGCTTCCTATACCCTATATAATCCCTAGCATGTTTTACAGCCGCAATAGAGTCTTTAGCAGTCTCCAAAACGTCCATACCATAAAGCGCAGTAAGTAAAACATTAGATACAGAGTTAGCATAAGCAACCGTACCTGTTTTAACAACAATTGCTTTAGCCAATTCACTCACATACTCCTTAGTGTAATAATGTACAAACGCGCCTATACGGGTATTAATTACCGAAGCCATTAGATTGTTAAGCTGTCTGCCTATTTCAGCCGCTGTGGTAACCTCAGGAGCATCATTACGCTGTACGTCTTCTACAGTAAAAGAATGATAACCCATCATTCCTGTTAACTGGTTTGATTTAATATACATAACACGGTTATCAGTACCACCTCCAAAAGAGGAAAACATTCTAGATTTAGTTCCTTCATCCCAACTAGCAATAATACGCTCGTATCTTGCATCATCAGGAGTGAGTTTTACAAAATCATTAGGTTTAGAGGCAAAATCTCTATTAAAGGTATCTACTAAACTATTCAGCACATCCATATTATGAATAGGCGCATTTACCTTATAACTTAATTGGGCAAGTCCTCCGGCTAACGAAGCTGAGTAATCCATATCTAAACCTAAATACTTTTCTTTAAATTCCGTAGTCACCGGATTCATACGTAATCTGCCTATATTCCCATTCTTACTGAAAGTAGGAATTAAGTTAGCTTTGCCTGCTAAGTTACTAGGAACACGTCCTGAAGCATACGCATCGCTAGTACGTCTTATATCTGCACGTTGAGCATCGTCATAAGCCCTACGCTGTACTTCAATAGTACCGGAAGGTAAATGAGAGTTAGCTGCTTCTAATAAGCTACTTAAGTCTTCACCAAAAGATTTATTAGTAGTAGACAATATAGCTGAATTAGACTTAACTTTATTCCCTCCAAAATCTCTAGTATATATACCCATTCTCAAAGGTTTAGCTGCCAACATTCCAGCAGGTATCGATATCTCTTCTCTTAATGTATATCCTTTTTTATTCTGAATATCTTCTTCAGCAATAGGAGCCATTATTAAATCAACATTCACATTAGTATTTTGTAAGTAGTACCCTTTACGATATAAATGCTCAGTAGCAGGACTATTAAATTGAGTGTTTTTAGCTGTAATAATAGCCGCTCTTTGCATAGATAATATATTAGCAATACCATTTTCCGTATCAGGGTTCACTAACATATCTGCAATACTAGATTTAGCTGCAATGCTTGTTTGGTCAAGTGCACTCAAAGTAAGTAGTAAATCTACTTGGCTTTGTAAAGTAAAAGAATTAGCTTTAACTACAGGGTCTATATTTCCCACGTAATTAATAATGTTAGTGGCGTTTAAGAAAGTAGGACCTAAGTCTTGGTTCTCATTAACCATAAAATTAGATGTAGCACGTATATGACCAAATATACGTTGAGCAGTAGAAGCACTAGTCATACCTTCGATACGATTTAATATTTTATTCATATCCCTCTTAGCTTCACCAGGGTCCCTTAATAAATTAAGAATGGCTTTATTACTTACACCTTCTGCATATAAGTAACTGAGCTCAGTACGTCCTATTACGTTAGTAATATCTCTGTTTTGGTCTTCACTTGGAATAGTAATAAAACTTTTATCTATCTGCTCTAAAATAGCTGTTTTAATATTATCAGCTACAGCATCTACTGCAGCCGTTCCTTTACTTATTAAACGACCTAACTCAGCACCATCTACTTTATCCCCTGCAAGATGAACACCTATATCCCTAACGTGCTCATTTATAAAAGAACTCTTAGTATTAATAGCATCACGTATTAAATTCATAAGAGTATCAACCCGAGTAACAGAAACTACTTCCCCTCGTTTAATCGCATCTACTCTATCTGCTTCATTTCTACGTTCAAAGGCTTGAGCCAATCTACTTTTAAGAAGCTTTTCTGGTGTAACAGCTACAATAGTATTAGTCGCTGCATCGTTTATAGCTACTGTAGTGTTTTCCACCACTTCACCCATGGCCTTTAAAACACTATTTTCTTTACGAGACTCTTTAAGACCGTTAACTACTGAAGTAGTACGAACAAATAAATCATCAAGTTGTTCTTGTACGTTCTTACCTTTAGGCACGTCTTCATCTAAACTACTCATTATATGTCCAATCATGTTACTAATTAAACGAGATAACTGAGCAAACCAACCTTTAGGTTTAGTTCTAGTTTCCCTTAGTACATTACTAAGTTTATTTCTAAAGGCCTCATTAGTAGTAGCAAAAGTTAAAAATTCTTCAAGACCTTCTTTACCGTTTCTAAACGTGTGGTCAAAATGTTCCTTAGCAGTCTTAATCTCTGCAGCACTATGATTTGAGCCATCACGCAAAAACACTGTGTAGTCCAAATCTTTTATACCATTTACTTGATTAAATAAACGAGTAGCATTCTGACGAATAGCCCTGTCACTTAAACCAAATCTCCACATAGGGTGAACTAACTCGTGCACTAATACTTCTTGAGCAGACATACTAGTGGCGCCTAGTCCGTTACGATTACGTAAATTTACTTGAATAGTAGAAGCAGCTTCATCAAAGACCACTCTACCTTCATTACCCCCATTATCCTGCCTACGGCCTATATTTATGTTTACTGCGTGTCCTAGTGCTTCATAGGCACCACTGGCAGCAGATATAATACTCTCTAGATAGCTAGTATGCTCCTTGCTAAGACTGCTTTCTGTAGTTCTATTACTGGTAAGAAGTTCTCTAAACATTTCAAGAATACTTTTACCATTAGTATCTGTACTACTTTCCTGCACAGCATTATCTGTAAATGAGCCAGTAGAATTAGCAGTATTTTTATTTACTGCAGTATTTGTAGATTCGTCTACTGAAGCATTATCCGCTACTTCTTTATCTGTAGTTGGGTCTGGAGTAATACTTGCAGTTTCTTTTTCTAAACTGGCTTCTGTGGAAGCAAGCACTTCAGGGGTGTTAAGCCCCTCTTCTAATAAAGATTCCGAATCAGCATCTTTTTTAGTATTTTCCATCTGTTCTAAAGCCATTAACATATAAGCTTGTACTGCTTCGAATTCGTCTTCAGTAAGGCTCTGTGAATCGTACTTATCTACTATTTCAATCCTTTTATTTAGTGCTTCAGAAGACTCAAATACCATACCTAATTTAGCAGAAGCTAGTAAAGATTGTACGTAAGTACCTAAGTCTTTAATGTATTGCTTATACGCCTCACCTTCTACCCCTTTGGCGCTACTACTATTCATGCGGTCAGTATTCTTTTTCTTTCTATCAGCAGCAGCTATTTTGTTACCACTAGTAGGTATCTCATAGTTATTTATAACTACTTCTTCTCCTAAAGTGGTTTCCAAAGAAGCTGACTCTGCCGCTCTGGATGCAACAACAGAATCATTAGACGTTTCTGCATCAGCCAAAGTACCTGAAATAGTGGGAGCCATTACATCGGCATACTGGTTAGTTTGTACAATATTCTTATTATTAGAAGACCTATACTTAACCAAATGAGAAGCCACTATATTAAGTTGCTCTACTAATTGCTCATGAGTGTATTCTCTATAGACTAAAGAACCTTCTGAATTTATATAGTCACCACTTTTTAACTTAACCGGGGTATCAAAGTTAAGTAACTTACCTATAGAAACATCCTCGTCTGCTTTATAGCCATAAATACTTTTAACTTGTGCACCTGCAAAAACAATAGCATCAGCCATGGCACTTAAAGGAGAAAAATTCTCATTAGTAATATTAGCGTGAAAAGATTTATTAGCCGCTTTAGTACCTTCGTTCTTTAAAGGGTCTTGTATTATGCCATCATATACTTGAACAATATTTTCATCAGCCAGTAAAGCATCTACTATTACAGCAGCATCCATGGAGTGTATGGCATAAGGAGAACCTACTACATGCTCAGAAGCTAAAGTGTCTTTAAACATTGAATTATTCTTAGCTGGATTCCCTTTACCTGTTACGCTATTAATGGTTTGAGATTTACTACCTCTTTTCATATCAGAGTTGTGAATAACAAGCAGTGATTCTTTTGTAGAACCATCTGTATTAGTTAGTATAGAAGCAATACCCGGAAAGGCTTTTGCCATTTGTTCATTAACACTTTTTACATCGTCTTCAGTAACATAATCATTACCAGATGCGTCTTTAAGTTCTCGTATCAAACGGTTGTAAACAGATGCATATAACTTACCTAGTACTACAACGCCTTTGTTAAACCTACCAGCAACCGCTCTAGAGGCTCCGAACTTCTCCTCTATCACCTCTAGAGTACTATCGCCTAATATTAAGTTAATACCTTCTGACAGAGCTTCTGAGAGCTCCGTAGAAGTTTTTAAAACCTTTTTACCTTGCTTTACTTGTACACGTCCATTTTCAAACGTGAGATATACAGCAGCTTTAGGTTTAGCATTCTGAATTATTTCGTTTTCATTATTCTTAGTAAGTAAAGACAGGTCTTTTAGTTGTCCGTTAATTACCTTAAGAGCAGAAATAACCTTAGTAGTTTCCATTACATTTTTAACTTCTAAAGCAGAGTAGTCAGCTTGAATCTTTTGTATTTTGGCTAACAAAGTTGAAGTAACTAAGTCGTGTACACTACCTAGTATGGCTTTATCTCCAGCACCATATATGTAACGCATAAGAGGCTCTTTAACCACATTTCTCATGACCTTATCCAAGTTACTACCATCGTCACCTAATACAAGTTGCTTAGCTCTATCAACCATAGAAAGCAAATTACCTAAATTATCTGGGTTAGATACCGATAAATATTTAGGAATTATTTTACTTTCAGGTAAAGGACCCTCAGGTTTGACCGTACCTGTTCTATTTACAAGACCTAAAATGGGTTCAGAAAAGTACTGATACATATCTTGTATTTTAGTATTTGAAGCGTAAGCAGCATCTCTACGTTCCATTAATCCTTCGGTGCCTTTAACCTGAACACCTACTCTACCAAACAAATCATTTAATTCTGAACCATCTTTAGCATTAATACCAAAAGAGAACATAGTAAAAGCAATACCGTTTGCTATTCCATCATCTTCACGGAACATACTAAGTTCTACAGACCTTTGACCTATTGGTTTATTTAAGGCATCAAAGTAAGCCCCTGCTGCCACTAAACCTGTAAACGACTCCATTGCTAACCCACCTTGGTCTATCGCATCCTGTAGTATCTTAGAGTCTTCAGAATTTAAACTTTCTACTGAATCACCTGAGTTATATAAGTTGAATGCAATTTCTGCCCCTTTTCTAGCCGTAGAACCGGGAATAAAAGTCTTATCAAACTCACTTAAAGTACCTACAGGACCCAGCTTATTTACATCCATCATTCTCATGATAGTTATTCTAGCTATATCTCCTTGGGTTAAAGTAGAACCATTTATTTTACTATCACTGTCTAAGTCATAAGTAGAATCAAAATTAGCAAATAAACCTCGTATCAGTTTATGGGCCTGAGGGCTTGTTCCACTATGTTGAGTAAGACGTAGGTTTTTAGCTACTAAGGCTCTTTGGTATATTTTATCGTAGTCACCTTCATTAGCTATAATATATTCTAAGTGGTGACGTAAAGAAGCAAGCACTTCCCTATTAGAGTCAGTACCTTCTATTTGAATATCTAAAATATTACCCCCACTTTCAATACCAAACATCTCTTCTTGTACTGAAATAGGCATACTTAAAAACATTTTAATTAAATTAAAATTAGGAGATAAAGAACTTTTTGCTGCTATATCAATAGCCTTTTGATGCTTAGCAGTAGGCTTAGTTCTTACTGTAGTATTTTTTTCATCATACTCATTAATAACACCCACACCTTGACGGTTTGAATCAGTTAATCTACTTAAGTAATCTAAAATATCACGAGATACTGCACGTATACTGGCTAACCCATCAACAGCACCCTTATCTCTATACTGTGGGCGTTTAAAAGTGTAAAGACTGTATTGATGGGTATAAACAGAAGTCCTCTTTTTCGTAGTAATAGGGGCAATTTTTATACCTTTCTTACCATCGGCACCTATGAAGAATGTTTTAGATTGCAAGGCACCAGAACCCTCCAATAGATTAAGCATTTCAAAACCAATACTATTAGCAGTATGTTCCTTTAAGTTGCTACTTGCAGCGCCAACAGTAGTTATGCCCAGAGTACTCATACCTCTTTTACCTAGTGCATCTATCATGGCTGTTTTAGTAATACCTGCCCCTGTAAAGAAATCAGGTAAAATAGCGTTCTCTTTTAACTTAAGTGTTTTTATTACAGACTCAGACAAAGAAGCAGAACTAGGTGCGCTACCGTCAGTAAGAGCATAAGTAATAGTTGTCAAAGCTAACGTGTCTAAGATGTCCCCTGCATTAGGCATAAGCGCAATTTTGCCATCTACCATTCTATATAGTAAATCTGCCATAGGGTTAAGAGGCATACCGTTCTTATCTTGTTTACCCAACTGGGCTAGTATTCCTTGCTGAGCTTCATACAAAGAAAGTGCAGGTCCTTTAGTAGCCTTACTACTAGCATTAATAACACCCTTCATTACCTTAAGTCTTTCTGCGGAAAACTTACTGGCTAAAGCAGAAAACTCTTTTACTTGTTCTACTTGTGAAGGATTTAAACCATTACGTAATGCATCACTTGCATTAGAATCACCCATTAAAGTATTAAACAAATTAACGACATTATTAGCTAGTCTGCCTTTAGTAAACTTATACATGGCTTTCACAGAAGCAGGCCAGTTATTTGCAGCTTCTTTAGTTTCATTATGATTAGGAGTAGCTGTGATAGGTGCAGACTTTTTATTCTTAAAAGAATTTATTATCTGATTTTTATTTATAAAATCTATAGCCTGTTTAATACCCAGTTGAATAACACCATCACTGGCGCTATTTAATATTGCAGGAGCTCTTGTGTTATTTAAGCCACTTTTCTCTATAACTTCTCTTAGGGCAATAAGCATCTCTGAGTAAGTATTACCTTCTTTAAGACCTTGTCTAACGTATTCGATATAGCCTACTTTTTTATGTACTGGCTCATTTACCTTATCTAAATCGTCTTGGCTAACTTCTACTGACTCTCGTGTATCTGATAAATTACTTTCTCTATACAATCCTCCAAATACATCAGGAAGTACTGAGTTTATATATCCGGCTAAGTTATCTCCAGGGGTAGAATCAGATGCTTGAATAGCTTTATCTATTTTATTTAGTATTTCCATAGTAAGTTGGGAATTGGTTTTATTTTTCTTGGCTCTAGGTGTTGTTAAATTACCTGAGTCATTACGAGTTACTCCATTTATAAAGTCACGTTCTTCTTGCGTAAATCCAATACTAGGTACTAAAGCCGCAATAGTACCTTCAGTGCCCCCTATCTCACCCTTTATCTGATTGCTGTCAATGAGTGCTTTAAAAACCCTATTAGCTGCATTAGGTTTAAGAGATACATTACTATTTTCAGTATTTAATATTTGAGCTTGCTTAATACCTGTATTAGTTACACTGGGAGATTTACCTGATAAATCGGTACCTGCATCAAAGTCTACATCTTTAAATGTACTTTTAAGAAGAGCTGCATTACTTCTACTCTGTTCGATAGCAGCTTTAGTCATATCGATTTCAGCACGTATAACTACTTTTAACTTATCGTACTTGGCTTCTTTATATCTTGTCTCTCTAATATTTAGTTGGTCATTTAAGTTGTTCATAGCTAATTGGAGTGAAACAGCATCTTTAGTAGAAAATGCTTTTTGAGCCATAGTTATATTAGTAGATACATTTTCAATAACCTCTTCGTTTATCTTTGTTATATTATCACTACCTGCTTTGTTAACACTCCCTGGATTAGCAAGAGCAAGTTTTTTAGCTTTAGCAATAACACGTTTAAAATTATCAATTGCTTTAATTAATTTACTATTAGAATCTTTAGCAGTTTTTTGCTGACTAGGGGAACTACCCTTAGATTCTGTATTACGCATTATATTATCAGTGTTTCTATCTAGTATCTGTGTTTGAGTGGCTGTGTTAGTAATGGTACTAGTACCACTTGCCACAGGAGCAGCCGCAGAAGCAATCTCAGAGGGTTTAGCCTTAGATACGTCTTTTGCTACTTGTGTTGCAGTGTTAATGTCCTCACCAGACTGTAAGACAGCTTGGGCAGCTTTGTTAGATTCAATACCCTTTCGTCTAGAAATCTCTTTTTTAAGAACATCTCTATTAGACTGTAAGGTTTTAATCTCTACTTCTGTTAAGGATTCTGTATTATCTAAAGCTTGCATTACTGTTGAATAGAGTTCTTCTACTATTTTAGTTTCAGGTACTTTTTCTTTTAAAGCTTCTTCAGTCAATCTACGAGCTTTTACGGTTGTATCATATTTAGATACTGTTTTCTCAGATTCAGTAATAGCCTCTTTAAAGGTTTTGTCTAAAACAGATTCTGTAGTTTCATACGTAGGTAAAGAATCCCCACTTTCATAGGCACTGGCTTCCTCTTCTTCCCTTCTATTGAGTTCTGCAGTGGCTGCTTTACCTAACTTGGTGTCCTCACCGGATAACTCTTCTAAAGTACTAGTAGAGCTTAAATCAATATCTTCACTACTAAAGCTATCTCCGTGGGTTTTGTTTACAACATCTACATTAGTTATAGTAGTAGATGGAGCACTAACCTCTTCTAAGAGCTCTTTAGTTACTTTAGAGCCTCTTTTACCGAATGGTAATTTAGCAAGCTTAGACGCTCCTTTAGCAGCTAATTGAGGGACACCTGTTTGCATGGCCTGACCTGCACCAAAACCAAGTACACCACCTACAAATGCTTCTTTCTGGTCTAATTTATCCACATCCTGTTTAACAGCAAATTGACCTAAGTTACTCTCTACATATTCTTCTGCAAATTCTTGAACACCTGCTTTAGTATTTCTAACAACGCCTTTGGCAGTGCTTGTAATAGTTTTTCGTATTTTACCTCTAGCAGCTTTAGTTGCTTTTTGTGCCTCAGTAAGAACCTTTGGCTTAATCCCTATAGATTCTCTTAACTTACCCGCACCTGCTAATACTTTATCACCAGCAGCACTAACCACAGCTTCACCAGCAGACGCAGCAAGAGCAGTAGTTTCTTGTTTAGTAGTTAAAATCTTACCTTCATTGTCTTCACGTAAATCTTCTATGTTTGTAGTAAATGTACGCGCAAACGCAGCAGTACTACCTAGAAGAAAGTTCTTAGATACTGCATACATTTCAGGAGCAGATTCTGCAATTATTTGAAGAGTCGCTTCAGGATTACGTAGTATACTAGTAACAGTTTCCCCGGTAACTGCAGCAATGGCCCCGGCCGCTTTTAAGTAAGCACGGTTCTTATCCCCTAATTTTAATAATTCATAAGCTTCTAATAAGGAAGCTTTAGCTTGTTCAAAGCTTTGTCTTGCTTCTGAAGAAGCAAGAGCAACTTTAGTTTTGTCTACGAACCTATCTCCTGATTCTACAAAACTCTTAATAGCTTTATTACGTTTAATATCTTTAAAGTATTCTTGATAAACATCATATTTACTATCATCATTTTCAGAAGCCTTAGTAACAAAGGCAGATTCTTCATCAGACATAGAATCAAATATATTAGATATTTCTACTGAGTTGTCTTTATCTTCTGCTTTAAGTTTATCAATCTGTTCCATTTTAGGAGCCACAGAAGCATAAGTAACGTTATCAGTTTCAGCCTCTATACCATTACCTAGTTTATCTATAAAAGTCTCAGCCTCAAAAGGTAGAGTAACTAAGGTGTTACCTACTAATTTAGCAGCAGCATTTAAACCAGCTAAACCAATGTTAGCTGCACTACCCCCTACATTATTAACGTTGAACAAAGCAGGGTTATTAGTGTCTTTATTTAAAAAGTCTCTTGAAGTATCAGGAACAAAAGCATTTTCTGGTGCAGGAGTAAAAGGAGTATATGCACTTTGTTCTTGAGCAACCGGAGTAGCAATAAGAGGTAAAGCCGCTCTGTTAGCTGCATTATCTCTAGAGTTTTGTAGGTAAAAATTATCTCTATCATTCTGGGGAATATCAACATCAGAAGTAAGAAACTCATATCTACTCATACTATCAGCAGTAGCCTTTGCATGTGCTTGAGGGTCCCTATCTCTATTCTTTTGATTAGTAGCTTGTTCGTTAGATAAAGTCTTCTCTTCAACTAATGAAGGTTTAACGGGAAGAGGGGTATTAAATTCTTCAAACATATTTTTTCCTTGGGATAATAAAAAGCCTACAGAGTAGTAGGCTTCAGTATAGTTTTAATTAAGAGCGTGTTCAACTTTGTTTGTTGTCCTCTGCTCTCATTCTTGCCGCTAACCTATCAGCCCTGCCTCCAACTTGCCTTGCCCAGCGAGAATCTAGCATTGCATCAGCAGCAGCTGAGTAATCTTCTTTTTGTAAAGCTGCCCACATATCTTCAAAACCTTTAGTACTATCTAAGCTATTACCTGATAGGCCTAACTCTCCTAAGTTAAAAACCATATTGTGTAATATATTTTTTATCTCTTCGGAGGGGTTGATACCAAACTTTTTAACCATTCTATTTGTCTGGTCAGTAGCTTCTTTAATATCTTGTGCATACCACTCGTCTACAACTTTTTGAGGTATTCCAGTACCTACAGGATATTTTTCTCTTTCAGCTTTAGTAAGTAAGTGGCCTTTCCCCCCAGTAAGGTTACCCTTTCCTGTTATCGGGTCTATTTCGCTATCTTCATAGCTAATATGATTGCCTGCTTCATTCCTCACTTCTCCCTCGTCCTGACTTAACTGGGAATACTTATTAGATTCCTTACTTATAGTATCTTCAGGGAGTCCTTGAGGTTGCTTACGTCTTAAACTATTTAAAGAGGCTCGTTGTCCTTTCTGATTAGAATCACTAACAAAGCCATCTACTTCGTAGATGGCTAAATCAGGTTCCCTTTTTTCAGACTGAGCTTTCAATATTTCTTTTATTATACCTATCTCTCTAGGGTCACCTTCACCTGTTTTGAGATACTCCTTAACTGAACGAACTGCGTCACTATTTTCCCTTAACTTTTTATTACCTAGATGTTTTTTAAATTCATCATAGAACTTATTATCATATCTAGTGGGAGCATCAAAAGGAATACCCTGTTTATTATATTCAAACGCCTTAGTAGCAGTAGGGTCTAGTCTAAATTTTACATTATTATCCATATCCCTGAGCATTCTACTACCTAAAGCGGTATTTACTCTTTTGGTGGCTGATTCAAGCGCTTTCTTAGTGCGTTTAATATCGGCGTTTTTAATTTTTGCATTAGCAGTTCTCTCTTTGTTATTTATAATTACTTCTTCTTGTTCGGATTTAGATAAATCATTAAAATCGTCTTTATCCATTCCATGTACTTTTTGAAATAAACCTAAAAAACCGGGAGTACTTTCTAAATCTATATACTCCTCTCTTTGATTAGCAATTCTGTATTTTTCATAATCATAGTCTTTATTATCTGTGGTAGGTGCTTGACCTCCACTAGGAGCGAGAGTACCAAAAGAGTCATTAGTATTACTGGCTGTATTAGGAAAGACAGGTTCACCCTCTAATTCTTGAAAAGAACTAGCTTCTTCACTTTCTTTACGGGTTTTAGCTTCAGCGTTTCTAATGGCTTGCCTAGCCTCGGCTTGGTTAGTAACCTCTTCTCTATCTCTTTGAGTGTCGAAAGCAGCTTTTTCCCCTAAAGTAGTTCCCCTGAACTTTTGAAAACCTAAATTAGAGTTGTTGTAAGCACGTCTATTCCTATCTACTTGGCTTTCTTTAAACAAAGTAACTTCATCATCTATACCTTGTATATCTGCTTGTAGTTTAGCCTGACCTTGTGCAGCAGAGGCTCTTAGAGTATTACCCGCTTGTAGCATAGTCTCAGAACGTAATCCGTAAGCTTTAGCTTTATCTCCTGCACTAAGTTCTCCTGTTAAATCACTGTCATCTATTCCGGGTATCCAACTGGTCCAAGTGTTTTCTTCTAGAGCCCCATTCATCATATCGTTTATCTGAGTAGATGTAGGTTTTCTTCCTGTAGCCTGCTGAAAACCAGCAATGATGTCATTCATTTGACTACCATCATCACCTATTTTATTCGTCCATGCGTCAGCGGCTCTTACAGAAGCATCTGCATCTGCATCAGGAGCATTCATAGCATCGATACTAGCGTCATACATAGTAGTAGAACCATCAAACTGATTTACTTGGGTATCTCTGGCTTGTTTAATTTGAGCCAAATTTTCAATAGTAGTCAAATTAGCTACATCGGCATCTCTAGTCCTGTCTGCTTCTATACCATATTGCTTTTGTTCCATACTCCGTTCTTGAGCACCTGCATTTATAGAAGTTTGTTGGTCTTGAAAAGCACTTACATCTAAACCTCTTTCAGCACCTACTCGAGCTATGCTATTACGCACATCTGCATTACTGCCTTCCTGTGCATCGATAAGAGGGTTTATAGTCTGTCTTAGCCCTAACTGCTTAGCTTCGTTGCCAATACCTTTTAGAGAGCTACTGATGTTGTTTATAGCACTCTGTTGCTGTTCATTACCCACTTGAATATTACGAATGAGTCTTGAGTTATCATTTCTAGTGAAATCAATAGTAGCCATTAACTAAATCCCCCTTGCTGAGGAGGTACATATGGAGCAGGTTGATTAGCAAACATGCTGGCATTATTAGGCTGATTCATAGGTTGCCCTTGTGGAAGACCCATTTGATAACCTTGGTTTACTTCCCCGGGGTTAAATAAAGACTTACCTGCCCCTTGTTTAAATTGTTGAGTAAATAAACTATTTAAATCTACTTGTTGGTTATTACCAAGAAAAGCCCTAGTACCATTTTTAGCATCCACTTGGCTACGAACGTTCGCCATGCTAAATGCATTATTAGATGCAATTTCTTGTTTGTTTAATTTATTGGCTTCTTTAGCATTTTTGTAACCGCCATAGGAATTCCACAAATCAATACCCTGACTAAAAGCATTTAATACTGTGCCTATGTTATCCATAGTTTCTCCACCCATAAGAGTGTTAAACCAATTGCTAGTAGTACTAGCTGGGGTACTAACTACATTACTGCTTCCATGGCTGTTAGGGAAATTATATTCTTCACTCATAGCGTCTTACCTTTTTTTAAATATATCTAACACTTCATCAAGGTTAGGGGGTGTTAAATTATTAATATGAAAGTAACTAGGCATACCTAGTAAGATTTTATTTATCTGCAACCCTGATTGTATTCTAGGGTAATACTGTTCAGCACTTTCTGACTTTAGATGTATAGGTTCTATCCTTCGAGATTCTAAAAGAATAGCAGCTACATCGATATCTATTCTACCCCCTAATAACTCTTCCATTACACGGTCTATCTCTTCAGCCAGTTTATTACTACGCTCCATGAGCTTATCTATCTCTTCCATCATATCTTTTATGATATCTTGAACTGCTTGAGAGTATCCCTGTACCAGACCTGAAAACATTTCTAGAGTAGCATTTAGATTTAATGTACCTGTATACAAAGATACAACTGCTACCGCTATTATTACCCATTTAGCCCACTCTGCTCCTAAAGAATCTACTAGTAATATTGCGGCATATTTCAAAGCTATACTTATTATAAACTGCAAGCTTATCGCTATAGTAATAGCTACTGCATAGGATACTCCAAGAGCAGCTACTATACTAGGTGCTGCAGTTCCTACAGTTAGTACTGTAATTATAATAGCTGCTACTACTAATATGAAACTAAATGCACTTGTTTCATACCACTTCTCTTTTCTTTTATCAAAAGTACTTATAGTTAAATACATACTAGAGTGGAATAATTTATTTCTGTCAGCTAACTTCATTGTTTTAACAATACGTCTATGAACAGGAATCATCATAAGTGTGGTGTCGTTAGCACTATCTTCTAAATTAATATCAATAGTGTGTTTGCCATATATATAATCGATACTCATTAAGCCATACACAAATACAGTACGAATGATATTAGGTCCTGCCTGATACTGATAAGTAACTCCGCTTCTTTCAGATTCAAAAAGTCTAATACCTAACACATCTACCATAGCAGCACGGTCTTGGATATCAAAACTAACGGTAGCTTCTTCTAAGACACCTGCAGTGTCTACTGAGGTAATATACTGATAGTTTAAAGCTGTTCTATAAGAACCGTCTTGAATAATAATGTCCGTATGAGGAGGTACTACACTTTGAGGAGAAGACAACCACCTATCAAATTTACTTTTAGAGTTAATATTGGCTTCATATAAAGAATAAAAGTATCGTGCCAAGTACTCAGTAACTATTCGGGTGTTATCTCTTATATTTACTTTTACCCCAAAAGTAACAAAGTCGATGTTATCTACATTTTCATTTGCGTTAATACTGGCCCCTAAATCATCTACATTGAGGGTTAGTTTTTTCATCATAAATTTACTGGTTTTATATAAAGAAGTTTCTTTCTTATCTTCTGCTACCATATCTACGTTATCCATACGTATGGGCACTACTGGGTAATATGGACTTACTTCTTCGGTACTGGCGTTTAGTTCTATAGAAGGGTGAGTATTGGTGCCTAACTCATAGGTCCATAATACGTCCTCAGTGGACGTAGAATGAGAGAACGTTATATGTAGGTAGCTTTTATCGGGTATAAAGTTAACAACAGTTTCTGTGACCCTCACGGACTCCTGTGCATTCTCAGCAAGAAATACCAATTCAACCTGGTTTACGTCTATAGAATTCACATCTACCAGGAGTACCGTACCTGCCATACCTGCAGGAGGGCTACTTACAATATCAGTAGCGGGGTCGTATCCGTATTTACTGGCTAAAATACTTTGAGCAAATACACGAGCATCTGCTACATCTTGGCTTACTCGGGTTACCTTTATTGAAGAAAACAAAGGAAATTCCGTTATAAGTACTGGTAATATTTTTAATATAGATACTGCAGAATGGTCTGAACTACCTTCAGGTAATCCATTGGTATAACTATTTTTACCATAAACGTAATAACGTTCTGCCATGGAATACATACCTTCCATGTGTGAACGTAAAATAGTTTCAGATATAGAAACACGAGAAAGTACTGCAGATAGGACGGCTTTTCGGTTGGAATCATCTGCCTCTTCCAGCAAACTTACGTGCTGGGTAGAGACATTAATAATAGTCTTTCTGCTAAAGAAGCCCATAATTTATAATACAGGTACCACTACCGGACATGTAGCAGGCTCCGTAGCAGGTTCTGGGGTAAGTTCTGTATACACTACTGCGCTAGGTTGCCCAAGGACATTGTCATTCTTGGGTTCGTGCTCAGCAGCTTGATTAGCAACCCCTGCAGACAGTGCACTAACTGCGGCTGAAACAGCAGCAGGTGTAATACCCCAGTCTGCTATAGTACCTCCAAAATCATCTAAACCTGCATTACTTTGTAATACAGCAAAAGCATCTAACATGGCTCTAGCATTTTGTTGTTCCGATAAACGAAGATAGCCATTAGATTGGTTACGATACATGCCTCTTTGTTGCCCTGTAATACCTTGTACAGTGACACCATCTACTGTATCCCATATTTGAGCTTCTTCTGTTTTAGTTTTTTGAACGTACAGTTTAATTTCAGCATCTATTTTAGCAATTTGTTTAGTAAGTAAATTACCTTGTGTTTTAGAGTTGGCAGTATCTTGTAAAATACTGGCATTACCTGCTTCCAGTTTTTTAATTTCGTTCTTTAGTAAACACTCACGGTACTTAGCATTAAATACCTCAAAGTCTTTTAAGGTTTTGTCTGATTCTAGTATCTCGCCTTCTTTTATTAAGTTGGCTTTTTGTATCTCTAGAATAGAATTTTCAAGACTAGTAGTTTCTTTTTCTAAGAGAAACCTCACGGACTCTGCCATAGTACTCTGCAAGGCGCCTAAATAAACACTGGCATAATTTACTGAAGTAATACGTTCTGCTGAGTATTCTGCTTCTAAGTGAGCCTTTACAGAACGCATTAGTTCATCAAATACGCCTGTACCTGTAGTTTCGTTTGTAGTTAGGTCATCAATAGTTATAGTCATTATCCGTGAAATCCGTTGTGGTTTTTAAGATTGTCAGTTTCTTCTATTAATTTAAGAAGAGTTTGGTTACCTATTTCGATGTCTATCAAAGCTTTTGTTTTATTAAGCTCTAACACTTGATTTTGTATTTGAAGGTTTTGTAACTCAAGATTGGTTTTTTCTTGGTTTAGGGCATACATCATGGATTTATCTATAATGTTGTTCATTGTCCCTAAATAGACTTGTGCGAAGTCATTACCTGTAATCCTTCCTTTGGTATATTCTTCTGCTAAATGCACCTTACAGGCTCTCATTAGAGAGTCGAATGTACCAGTACCGTTCAAAGTACCTGTAGTCATATCACTTATATTTATTTCTAAAGGTACGGGTGTAATTGGAAGTACTGGTACGGTAGCCATTTAAACAGAATCCTCTAAGGTTTGTTGAGAGACTTGACGTTTCTCGATATTAGCCACTTCTTGCGGAGTTAATTGGGCCAATCTAGCTACATTGTAGCGAGGCTCTAAAGAAGAAACCATCTTGGTAATACCAAACTGTTCTTTCCCGGGTATCCATGCTTGATACTTAGACTCTTCCATTACGTTTACTAATATCTGAGGCATGAGCCATGGCTTATTAAATTGAACAAACTTCTTTACGGTACCTACTAAGCTATTACTTGCCATAATATAAGTACCCGCTCTTTTCTTCATTGTAGGGTCAAAGCAGGTTACACGTACTCTAATTAAAGCAGTAGATTCCTTACGCTTACGTGCTCGTTTTTCTTCTTTAGTTTCGCCTTTAACTTCTCGGATTACTTTAGTAGATTTAGCTATGATGGCTGCATTTACTTTTTCTTGTAATTTTACTTCTCCAATATTGGGAGAGAAAGTTATACCTAATTCGGTTGCTTTTGCTTTTAATGTGACTAACGCTTCTTTACTCATAATCCTACCTTTTTAATTATTTTACCTTTTCGGTCGTTCTAGAAACCCTTCCAGAAACTTAGTAGCTAAATGCTACTACCTAAAAAGGGAGCCGAAGCTCCCTTGTTTAGTACTACTTAGTTCTTACCACTCAGCAACAGTTTTAACAACTGCTATACGCTCAGGACGAGTCACTAATGAACCATAGAACCAAGTGATTGAACTGAATCCAGTCAATCCATATGGGTCTAGTAAGTCAGCAGTTTCTTTACCCGGCATCTTGTTGATGATAGAAAACTTAGAAGTTTTTCCGTCAGTCTGGAAACCGATACTATTGAAAGCATCATTACCTACTACTAGCATTGGGAATACATCATATTTCCCACCAGTTTCGCGGTAACCATCATTAGTGCTAACATCAGCACCTGCGCCTGCCCAATGCATCATTTCTTGTGCCACTACGATAGTGAATTGACCTACTTTACCAATCTCACCCATTATAGTAGAACCAGCAGATGCATACTTCTCAATAGAAATAAACGCAGAACCTGCAACACCGTCAATACCTGCCATGCGCTCAACCATAGGTTGAAGCTCAGAGCCAATGTACATTATACGAGTTGCGCGTACTGTACGAGTATCCGTAAGACGTGAACCTGTTATAAGCTTGGTATCTTTTTCACAACGGTTATTATCTAAATCAATAGACAGTTTCATTAAGTCAGTATAAGTAACTAAATCAACTGCACCTGCTTCACCTGATATTTCAGTCGTTCCTGTAGCATCACCTGCAAAACGGATAAGACCTGCACCATTAAGTAAATCAATCTGAATAGCATCTTCAGTTACTTCATGAGCAGCATTCATCATTTCACGTACTTGATGCATATGCAATTCAGCATCTGTATCGAAGTCTAGTGAGTCTTTAGTCCAAGTACGGTAGAAACCAAAACGTTCAAATGAACCAGTAAGTTCAATACGTCTACCACCGATACGGTTCTTTTGACCACCATTCTCGTCTAAACGAGGAAGCTTATCTGTAACAGTACCTACGTCTTTAGAAGAACCGTACATGTTACCAGCAGACATAACAGTATCGCGGGTATCGTCAACAGCGGTACCTTTTGATATTGCATCTGCTTTAGCAGCAGCATAATTAGCACCTGTAAAGCCAAGTTGATTAACTAAGATATCTAAAGCTCGTGCTTCTGCTGCTGTAGTTGCAGCACCTGAGTTTGCTCCAGTACCTAAGGCGTATAGAGTTTCATAAATATTCTCTATACCAGTACCTGCGTTACCAAAATCACCTATAATTTTGATAGTCTTTTCTTGTTCTACTTGCAAACCTTGTGCATCAATACCTTCATCGTTGATGTTGGCATCATCTAACACAGGAATGTAGTGGTAGCGTTTAATAGTTTTACCCATATGTTTGGGCATGTTTATTGAAGATACAATAGGAGAGAATACTGCTTTTTTAGCAACTTCTATCAACGCTTTACGTTGATATTTCCACATGTTGAATTGTTCGTCACCTATACTAGAAGGTGTTCCACCAATCGGGTCGTTATATTGAAGGGCCATTTTATATTACCTTATAATCCTGAGCCGTACTTTCTTTCAAATTCTTCGTCAGATAAGTCAGCTATTGCATATTGCTCTTTGACTCTGGGGTTTCCCCTTGGAGTCGCTGCAGCACGTTTTTTGTCATTAACATCATTGGGTATGTTTTTCTTAACTGGAGGGGGTATATCAACACTTGCATTGGCTGGGTTAAAAGCACCCTGAGCATTCATAGCGTCACCTACAGTCCTGTAAGCTGTATAATCATCAACACCATACAGTTTCCCTAACATTCTTTCTCTATCAACACCTGCACTAATTTTCTCATATATACCACTTTCTACATGAGCATTGATTGTGCGGATATCAGCAGGAGAAGAAGCCAGAGCTTTTCTACTTGATTCATCCCACTTATTGCCAATGATATCAATCGTGGTAGCATAAGCACTAGAGTCTTGCAAGTCCTCTAAAACGTTATCCAATTGCACTTGTTTATCATCTACAGTGTAAGCATTAGGCTTATAATCAATATCAGATTCAACGTCTATATCCATAGGATTTAGTTCTGAATCTTTTAACAACTTAGCAATAGCCTCTGGATTTTTCTTATCCAAGTCTATTAAATAACTAAGCTTTGTTTCATCTAACAAGTTATTGGACTGTAACATCTTAATAAACTTTTGGTCTTTTTTAGCTTCGACCATCTTCTTATTAAATCCAGCACCCATACTCATTAGCTGTCTTACTTCTTCTGAGTCACCAGGGGTCACCATTCGACCATTGGCTTTAAACTCAGCCATTATTTTATCATACTCTGCTGCTTTGTCTAATGGTGTACCCTCAGGAGCTTTATTTAGCTCTCCAGGGGCTTGTTCGACATTATCCAATACATCTGTCGCCTCTCCTGAGTTCTCCTCTGCATTTGCTTCCTGCGTGGGTTCCTGCATCGATTCGAAATCCATCTTTTCGAATTCTTCATCGCTCATTCCCCTATCAAAATCAACAGAACCCGTTTCTTCTTCTTTTTGTTCGACTTCTTGTTGATTTTCTATATCATTAATAACGTCTTCGTTCTCTACTTCATTAAGTATTTCATTAGACATTATACGCTCCCCCTAATTAACTCTTCTCGCGTAAGTTCATTTTGCTTAATGGCATCTGCTGCCATAATACCTGTAATTCTTTTAGTACGTAAATACTCCCCAAATACGGAAATACCTAACATGTCTGCATCTAACTTTGCTTGCTTTTCTGGAGTTTGAAAACTCTTATCTGCTTTAAGCATGACTAATCTAGCAGCATCATCTCTAAAATAACCTTCAGTAACCAATTCGATAAATTCAGGGTCGGCTTGGAATTTAGTAACCAGTTGTCCTAAGCGAACCTTTTTAATGGCTTCTTCTATTTCTATTTCAATTTCTTGTATATCGTTATTTAACATTTTAATTCCTTCGAGTGTCCTTGCCTTACTAAAAGTAAGACTAAGTTTATGACCTAATTATTTAGAGCCATTTCCTTTTAGATTTGCATCTAAAATTTTATCTTCTACTGAAGCCTGCCTGTTAAGACCATGCTCCATTAACTTAGTTTCTGCTTGTGCCTTAGATTGTTCTGCTGCGTTATCCAAGTTTCTATTATGAGTTACACCTGCTTCTTGTTCCAGATAGTCTAAATTGTTCTTGTCTGCTTTACTACTTAGTTCTTTAGTTTTAGCACCTTCGGTAATCGCTTTAGCATCATCAAGAACCGCTTCTGCTCTGTTCTCTTCTACGATTGAGTATTCCTTAGCAATCTGAGCTTTAAGTAATTCTATTTCTAGTAATTTACGTTCTTGCTCTAATGGGTCAGGCTGAGGTGTGTAATCTTTAATCTTTTTAGCTAACACAGGCATCTTACGTAATGTAGCTATCTCTACTAAAATTATCTTACGCATTTCAGGGTCTTCGTTAGGTCCCATAGTTTGTAGCATAAATGCCAATTCTTGTGCCCTAGCTTCATCTTCTTCTGCAGTACTAATTGTTAAACGTAAATCAAAATTCCCGGTTAAGTCGTCAGGACGCACTACTACAAACTCTTCATTTGTAATACGTACTACTTCATCTTCAGTAAGGAATTTCTGATTCATAGCAACGGTCTTTCGACCTATTTTAATCATACCCTGTACAAAACGTCTGAGAATGCCTGTATCCCGTTTACTGGTAGCATCTAATGCAGTCTTAACCCCAGCAGCCGTTTCAGAGCCTACGGCCCCTTGTTGACTTTGAGCGAAGGGTCTAACACCTGTCATAGATTCAGCATCTGAAGTCATTAACTGATTCATCACCATAGCTGATTGGGGTAACTCAGGGTATTTATGTATATGGAAAGATTGGTCAGGATTCATATTAGGATTAAATTCATAATCATCCCCGGCTAGGAATTTACGCTTATTAGTAATATCCATAGAGCCTTGTGCATAACCTTGTTGACCATTAGCACTACGGGCCATTATATCGATAGAGCCTCTTATTACTGCACCAATTATTTTCTGGTTATCTTTAATTAATTCACCATCAGGTTCACCAAAATTACTCTTACGCACTGGCAACATCTGAACCAATACAAAAGGGAGTTTCTTGTCAGGGAAAGGGTTCTCTTCTAAGCGAATCATTACATCGCCCACATAAGTAGCCACAATGGGTTTAACAATACCCGTACCGTCTATATCCCAATAGCCCCAATACTCATGCATAACTATCTTTTGACGTGGTTTATCTTTAAACACGAAAGAAGATTTATCAGTATTATCATAATCAGCTGCAGTAGTGGGAGCCGCACTTGCAGGTATAGAATCAATATTTTTATATATACCATCTTTCTTTAATTCAGAAGTCGAAGTATCACTACTATATATAATAAACTGAGCTTTATCGGTATCGCCTTCGCATGTAGGGTCTATAGTAAGATTACGAAAATTACATACAGTCCATGTAGGTTGATTTTTTATAGTGACTTTTACTTTTTTAGTACCATCCTCATAAGCCATTACAGGTAATTGTCTTTCCATAGTTAGCTGAAGAGAGTTTTGTATATGTTCAGGCATTTCTGTCTGAAATCTTTCTGGGTCCTGTTGAGCCATTTTAACTAAATTAGATAGTTGCTCTTGTTCCTTAGGGTCATCAGTAACTCTGTATACGTAATTAGGTACGTCTTGTTCTTCTTCTTCAAAGTCCCAACCTACCCGAACTACTACGGTACCTTCGTCTACGCCAGTGCGTACATATTCATCTACGAAAGCTACTTTATCCATCTTAGTATTTACTTGGTTATTAATTACTAAAGCATTTTGTACTGCAGAGCGTTTGTCTTCGTAGGTAACAGGGTCTACATCGAATAATTCAGTAGTACTCATGAATGGTTCAGATAATGCAGCATAACGCCATTCAGCTTGCTTACGAATAAGTTTAGGCTGAACAGTAGACCTACCATCTACCTTAGGTATAGCCGCGGTTCCTGTAACTTTTATTAAGTCTAGCCAGCCATCTACACGCAATGTTTGTTGATTCTGGTCAGATTGTGCTGAAGTGTAGTCTGCTTGTAAGTCAGATACTTTAGGTGGATTCTTCCAATTAGTTAGTGCTACCACATCGGGCACATCTAAAATAGATACTTCATCTTCTTCAGTCATTAAAATACTCTCAAAATTGTTTTAATAGTGCGTTCTTCTGAATGAGAATCTAAGTTAATTACCCTATCAGATTTTACATTACATGTTATATCGAAAAACCCTGTAGTTAAAGTACAAAGTTTTACTGAAGCAATTAACCCATTAGAATAGGAGTCATTAGATATAATACCTTCTGGTATATTCCACTCTACTTGAATGTTTAAATCCTTAGAGCCATCTAACCACCTAGATAAATCTAAATGATAAAATACATCAGACCCTAAAGTAGCGTCTGGAAAATGGTCTCCGTCTATCTCTTGGTAAGGAAACTCTTTATAACTCATGGCTTATGACTCCTGGTTTTCATCATTATATGTTAATTATACTTCTTGGGACAGTATACTTAAATCTCTTGTAGCTTTTGTATTAGGTAATAAATTAACGTTATTTATAACAGCAGACAAAGTATAGTTTCTAATGGCAGTAGTCTCTTCATTATCGAAATAAGTAAAGGTGCCTAATACCTGCTGAGACGTAAAAGTCTGTGCATTATCCTCATTAGTACATTGATAAGTTCCTATATATGTTTCTTGTTTAACTACAGAATCCGTATCATCTTTCAATGTCATAGTTACTGTAGGGTTAGCTGGAGCAGGATTAGGACATGCTGTATTCTCTAAACCAGAATTATATGAAGCGTTTACGCTACAATTAATTGCTATTTGTCCCCCATTAGAAGAATAATTACCTGTGGAAATAGAAGGGGTATTAGTAAAACTAGCATCTTGTCTGCTTACCACTAAAGTACCTGCTATTATAATTCCACTCAGATACTGGTTACCAACAGCATCTTTCCAAGATTTCCCATTAATCTTATTTAAGTTGGCTAGTATAGCAGAGCCGTTTAATACATTATTAGCCGTAGGCCCATACCACTCAATTAAGTTATCAGGTCCAAAAGGGTCAGGCCTATTTACTGTCATATAAGTAGTACCTATACTTTCTATAAGAGAGCCCGTGATAGTACCTCTTATTTTGGCGTTATTAAATTCAACATCCCCATTAGAGTATATTCCCCAACCCTCTACGCCCGGGGTAAACGTAGCAGACTTAATCTGAGTTTCTGACTGATTTTCGTATAAACCAAGTCCTGTACCCAGTACTACGTTATTCATGTAAACAACCCCACCTACTATACTAAAAGGTTGTACGTCTGTTGTGGCATCCCGAAATCTAAACTGGTTAGCTACAATATATACTTTAGAGTCGTTGCCATTATTTACCATACCAATAGAAGAAGTCAGTTCTCCTACTGTAGCTTCTATCTGCCAAAGTGCGTTTATTTCGCTATTAGAATCCCTTACAATTTCTAACTGGTTAGTAATAGAGTCTTCTCCAATATAAAGAGCTATGTTTACTGCTACTTCTAAAGCGTCTGTATAGTCCTTAGAGGCAATAATTGACTCACTTTTAATCCTAGCATCCCCTTCTTCTACTTCTAGTAAGAGACCTGCTAAGCTTTCCCCATTCGATTCTTTGTAAGCTATAAGGGATAAATTGGCGCTATTTGCTGTAGTAGCTACTGCTGCAGTGGCTTGGGCTAATTCGTTACCTGCATCATCAGTGTATACTTTCATGAGACGCTGAGCTTCAGCATCTCCAGCGCCTATAGCATGAGTCATCGTTGCTGCAGAAGCTCCAATAGATTCATTCGTGTAAGTAGTCATTGACTGTATAGCAAACGTATCCCCATCTAAGAGTTCTTGGGTGATATTTTGTATCTCAGTATCAGTGTGATTTAACAAATCATTAAACCGTTCATTCCAAGAGTTTTCTAAATCTACTAAATCTTGAGGAGGTATAGGAGTTGTGTACTGTAGAAGTTCGCCTAAAGTAATAGGACTAGGGGTAGTATCACTTACTACTGCATCCCCTAATATACGCCATTCGTCTAAGTCCCAATCCCTATCTTGAAGTACTTCTATATAAAATAAACCATTAGATACATTAAAGTTATAAACACCCACAGAGTTTGTAGTGTACAAACCAAAAACAGGGGCTACCATATCCCCTTCCCCTTGTACCGAAGTTACTCTGATAGGGGTATTAGGCATATAATTAAATAAAGGGTCCCTTAGCGTACCAACTACATTTACACTCATAATTTACCTATCACCATACCTACAGTAAATTTACCACCACTTGGTAGAGTTATGGGCCATTTAACATACTCAACCGGAACACGTTCTCCTTTGACTATCATGTAAGTATCCGACCTATATGGCTTATAGTTAGAATAAACAGCAATGTCCCCTTCTTGGTATATTTGAGCTAAGTCTGGTGGATACAAATCGTAATCACTATAGCCTATCATCTCTCTTTTAGTCATGCCATAATCAACAGTAAATTGTTCATTTATGGTTACTATTCGGAATATGCCATCCTTTCCTCTTACTTTAATCCATGCTGGAAAAGGCAAAGATTCTAATACTTCGGCTAGTAACTCTGCTTGGGTAGTTTTATCTTTTACCTGGCTTGTTAAATCCATAATAGAATTTGCTTGTAATATTAACTTAGCTAAATAAGCCTCTTCACGTTCTCTAGCTACTTTTAACTGTTCTGTAAGTGTTACAATTATTAACTGTATTTGAGACAACTCTTTGGATGATTCTGCTTGAGTAGTTTCAGCCCTAAAAGCTAATGCACCGTTGAAAGCCGTTCCTATTACCCCAATAATCGCTACTGCAATAAGCGTCTTATTCCATTTCATAGGTTGCCTTCTGTTGTTTTCTTTCTCACTGTGAATCACGGTTAAACCCACCCGTTTCTGGTGGCTTTATAATTAGTAGTATTATTAGATACGGTTAAACCTCTGGTTTCAATTACCTTAAGAGCTGCTTCATACCTACCTAAGAAAGTATTAGAATCACTAATACCTTCTTTAGCAGGCATACCTGTAGTCATACGCATTCCTATATAATTAAGTAATGCATTTAAGTACACATCAGGTAAATCTATTTCAGCAGTTTCTATATCAAAATCTGTTAAACGTATTGGAGGTAAAGAAGCTCTGTAGTTGACTAGAAGTATTTCTTCCGTGGGAAAAGGAACAATAAAAGAAGTAAGACCTACTGTTATAGATTGAGAATCTGCTGCATCATTTAAAATCTTATCCAGATAATCTACAGTGAGATTACCTACTTCATCACGTACAAACTTACTAGCAGCTCTGTTACATGACTTACCTTGAATAGTCTCAATACGTAACACGTCCCCTAAGAAAGGCGTGTACACGTCATCTAGTATATATAAGTTATTAGAATAACCAAATGACTGAGTAAAGCTAGGATGTAAATGATATTCCATTATGTCAGGACTACACTGAATAGATATGGTTTTGTTTACCGCATCTAACCTTTTGTATAACTCAGTTACTGCCATATTAATATGGGGAATAATTTTATCATAATTGTGGCGAAGAACTCCACCATCGTCCATACCCCCAACAGATAAAGTTCTTAACTCTCCTTGTGCTAAATGCTCGAATATATCTTTAATTAACATGTGATTCCTTATTAAACTATGTATGAATTTATAGAGGCTTCTTTAGCAACTGGGTCACTGAATTCCCATATATTATCTTTATTCTTATGCCCTAATAAAGGAGGGCTGGGTTTCCAAGGCTCCATGACAGATAACATAGATATGCCGTCTATACAGTCATCATTCTTAGACTGAAACTTTGCTTTAGTGACTAGGGATAATTCTTCAATTATCTCTGTCATCTCTGCACTGTCTTTTCTTCCTTTAGGGAAAAACATCTTTCCTGCTTTAAACATAGGTACCATTATCTGGAATCTAGTCATTTTATCTTTATTAGGTCTTATACCTGCTTCTCCTGAGTTCTTATCAGAAGATAAAGAAAAGAAGTTACGTCTTGTTAGCATCTCTCTTTGTATCCAAGGTATGAAACCACCTTGTTGACCAGATATTTCGATACCTACCCCTAGAGGTTTATAACGCTGAACCATGATAAATAAATCATCCATGTTTTTTCCCATATCCTGTTTCTTAACTATACCATCAATCCAGTACCAGTCTCCATTAGAGTTATAACCCCATACAAATATTACGCTGTAATCTGCGGCATCTAAAGCGGATGTGGCAAAATCAGTGGTAATATAGATGTTAAAAGCATCTAAATTATCTTCTACATTTACTTCGTCATACCACCTAATATCCTTATCTTCTACTAAACGGTCTTCGTCAGATGTAATCCTAAGCATTAATTCTTGGTTGAATGCCTGAAGTTCCCCACTATCTTTTAAAACCTCATACTCATTCTTTACAAAATCATAAGTAAATCTGTCTTCCCAAGCACCCCTGAAATCCTCTCTACTGCACGGAAACTTCTCACATATAGGATATACTTTAGTTTTCCATCCTTTGCTTCCTGCAGCTCCATACAAAGGGTCACGTTTATTAAACGGGGTACCTGTCCATATCATCTTACGTTTTTTAGGATGCAAAGCTTGTCTTGCTGCTTTATAAACAATATTCTTTATGTCTTTTACAATGGTAGCGGATTCTGCATTCTTATCTGACATTAAATCATCAAACCCACACCATGTAGGTCGCTGACCGTATTCCTTAAATCCCCTAACTCCCGTACTTGCCCCAAATCCCCTAACTACGAATGCTTTACCTGAAACATTAAAAAATTCCCACCTAACGTCTGTAAAATTAGCGTTTGGTATGTACTTTTGTAAAAAATCGGATTTGTTATAACGAAACTCTAAGTTCTTACGCATACTCTTGACACCATTATCGATAGTGTCCGAAACATACATAGCTACGTTTACTTCTCCAAATTCAAAGAAATCTCCATAAGTGGCTAAGTACAAATACATGTATTCATGCAAGGCAGTAGTTTTAGCTGAGCCCCTGAAACTAACATAAAGGTTTTCATTATTTTCAGCAGCATGGTCTATCATATCTAAATGGATGACAGGGCTTTTATTCTCTTCGCCTTCTGTGCCATTTACTAATTTAATAAAGGCTAAAAAATGAAGAGCAGCCACACCGGGTATGTAAGATGTGTTTAGAAAAGAGTAATCCACTTCGTTGATTAAATCCTCTAACTCTCTTTTTTCTGCCATTATTTATTTTCCTTTCGAGGTTTAACTATAATTTTAGGTATAGAATACACACCTGTAAGAAGTTCACCAGACGGGCTGTTACCTTCTATAAGAGATTCTTCGTGAACTTCCGCACAGATAGTCCTATTATCGTATATATCCCCTTCTACGAGGTTTCTGGGCTTCTTAGTGCCAAAAAATATAGGAAGTAAAAACCTACCATCAAATACATTGAAGTCTTCTAATTGGCCCAAACTAACTAGAACCAATGTAACTTTTTTACTTTTAGTTAATAAACCGTAAGTGGCTAAACCTAAACTAGACACGGGTAACACTACTCACTGTTTCACCATCTCCGCTTATTACTTGTATAATATCACCCGCTTGCCTGCGGGTAGTGCTAACAGTCATAGTAGCTTCAGAAGATAAGCCATGTATTAAATGTAACTCGTTTACTTTAAGAGTGGTGGCTTCATTATCGATAGAGGATATTTCCTTCTCCCCATCCCACTCTAATGACCCCTGCCCTAGTAGTTTGCTACCATTAAAAAATCTGACAACATAACTACCTTCACTCGTAAGAGGCAAATGACCGAAATAAATACCCGTTTGGTTATTTTCAGACATTAAAATAGCATAGCCAACTTGTACAGCCAGTTCATTATATAAATAGGCATATACGGTAAGTCCGGTTTCCCTCTCAGGATTACCATAATACTGTAATTCATTCATTTAGCTTACCTCTTAAGATAGGTCTTCTATGCTTAATATAGACAAGTCGTGTATATCTATACTACTTAAACTATGAAAACGGTCTTCATTAGTCACCTGTGCTCTGTACCATACATTACCTGTTACTGAGTTATTATCAGTACTTATAACTTCTGATGCCATTTCTTCATCTATAATACAGAAATTACCTTCACTTTCATAAAAAGTACCTGTACTGCCTGATAGTGGTGTAGTACTTCCTACAGGTGTCCATGTAGTTCCATTAGTAGACCTTTCTATTATCAAAGCCCCTGAGGGTTGTGTAGGACTCACAGGGCAACTTCCTGAAGGTTGGCTGTTCGCTTTATACAAGTAATTAACTTTCAATTGCCGAGGGTTACCATAGCTCTGAAAGGGTCCTAACACCAAAGTACGATTAAGGTTTTTATCCGTGCTCTTTTCCGCATTCTTAGCCAAGTTAATACTAGAAGTTATAGTATTACTATCCCCTGTAATGTCCCTCCATTCTGTAGCATTGGCTCTAGTTACTGAAGCAAATATAACATCCTCATTACTATCTACGAATTTAGGTCCAAAGTACCATACCAAGTTATTAGGGCCTACTCCATCAGGGTCATTAATTTCCATATAACTTGCACCTATAAGTATCAAGGTGCCTCCTATTAATTGGCCTCCTCTAACAATAGGTGAAGTAATTTCTGTACCTGCTTCAAGAGTATCCCCTCTTAATGTTCTTTTTACGATAACGGAGCCGGGGAATATATCTACCGCACTAGTCCAGAACGTACCGCCAAACTCAAAAGCTACTGAATCTGTACCATCTATTCTTGTTTGAGTGAACAAATCCCCTTCTGCAGGTAATCTGCCAACTTTTTCCAAGAAACGAGTAGTTATAACAGAAGTGCTATAAGAGATAGTAGAGTAAGTGCCATTATAAAGACCTGCCCCAGGTGTGCCTGCTTGACCTGCAGGAGCGAAAGTAATGTTATTTAGGGAAGAGTATTCCCCATTTATACTACAATCAAACCTGTAAGCACCTGCTATAGGTTCTTCGCTAGTATATACAATTAACCCATCTATATAATATTTAACAAATAAACCATCATTTATTACAGACAGCACGGAGCCTTCTACGTAAGTACCTATTTGTGCCTTGTAACTACCACTTTCGAATACTTGTATATTTCCCGTGTTTGAGACAAATATAGCAAAATCAATTGAGTTAAACCCGGCACCTGTGCCATCATCATTAGATAACCCAAACATAATATTAGGGGTGGTATCGCTTACAGTACAAGAAGTAGAACATGTTATATAAGACTCTTTCGAATAAGCCCCTGAATCCCAACCATTTGTGCTAATTATCTTTTGTACAGTAGTGGGAGTAACTTTACAATTTGCCGTGTTTAGTAAAGTAAAAGAACCCACCCCGTCATTAACATCAAATAAAGTTATAAACCCTGTTGATGTTCTCATTAGTCGGTTACCACCGTACAAGTAAACATGTTAGAACTATCATTATCTACATCACCCGGGCCAACTGTTAAAGTCCTAGAAGTGCCTGGATTGCCTACAGGAAAACCTACTCCATCCCTTAACCAAGTATACGTTATTAAATTGGGGTCTATTAAGTTGTTATTATTATTATCCCATACGTCTACTTCTAATGTTTTAGCACTACCTTGGTTATTTTTAAATACCTGACCACCGTCCACCGTAGTAATAGAAACCGTTAAAGAGGCTGGTCCTGTCTTTCCATCTTGTATTTTAACAATACTGACTACGTCTACTCCTGCAGGGTCTCCAGTCACTTTAATAGCAAACGTATTAGCAGTACCAAAATTAGCGGAAGATATTACAATACTGTCTGAAGGAATCCCATCAATATCTAAAAGCTTAGCTTTGTTAACTCCTGTGCCTTGGACTAAAGGGGCAAACGCTTGACTATTACGACTGTAAAAAGCATTCATACCTCCCGTAACGCCCTCAGTTTCCACACTTATAGTAATATCCCCATCACTTGTTACATCATTTTCATCATAAGAAAAGGTTTGACGATTAGGAATCATACTGACTATTGAGCCACCTGCTCCCTGTATTACTTTGTTTATAGAAATAATGGGTTTTACTGTGGTGATATTGCCTAATTTATTTCTTACATCTATCTCAACTACTAGATTAGTTGAGCGTTGGCTTTCGCTGTCTCCATTAGGTACATTGGCTAATTTAATTACAGCTTGGTTGTTAACTACTGTAATGCTGGTAGACCAATTACCATTACTAGATGTAGAAGTTACCCCAATAACTTTATAAGTTTCTACAGGTTGGGTTGCTAATGATGTGTAAGGGATTCGGTCTACCCCTATATATACATAAATCTCACACTCAAAATCATCTATTACTGCATTAGTGACCCCACCATAAGAGTCTGCTGTTAAAGAATGGGATTGGTTTCCAAGGACAAGAGAGATAGGGTCAAACCCATCCTTTATATCCATTAATGTTATTACGCCTACACTTGTTCTCATTTCAATTACCTTTTAAATTTGGGTGACTCTACAAAGTATTTGTAAATTTCCACCATCTACTATATCAGAGGGGTCTACTACTATGATTTGGGTATTAGTACCAAAATCTACGTCAGGGTCAGCAGGGGATAACCCAACTGCAGGAAAAAGACTTACTAAATTATTCTGACCATCTAAATATAAAACAGAATCTTCAGAATACCATCTGTATTTTAAACTGAGGGTATCTGTTATTAGTTCGCCATTTAAATAACTGACAGCTTTAAGTACCTTATCTATGCCTATATTATTTCTGAATACGTTACCCTGACTTACATGTATCTCAGTAGTTAAGGCGTACCCATCAGCACCAGGAACAGTACTATCTTCACCTGCTTCCCCTTGTGGCCCTTGGGGGCCTTCGTCCCCCTGTGGGCCTTCTACGGAGCTTGCATATACTTTCATTAATTACTCCTTAAACAGGTACGCGCACAATCCTAAGCTTTCTTTGAAATATAGGAGCAAGTTTATTGTCTTCTAAATCGTATATAACAAACTGGTGAGTGTAATCACCGTAAAACGTCATAAGGTTTCTAGAAATATCCACTATAAATTGGTCACCTGATACAGTAATACCACTGCCTAGGGTTAACCCTATCAGTACGCGATTACCTCTATCATAAATAGAATATTCCGCTTTACTCGCTAAATTAGGAGAAAAAGGAACACCTACAAATTCAGCTTCTACAGGAAATATATTATCACTATTCTGCCATAAGGTGTCTACACTATATTTAACTACTGTAGTAGTTATAGGGGTTACTACAACATCTGCACTTTCTACGATTACAACTCTAGTAACTTCATCTGCTTCATTGTTGGCTAAATCTACTGAATTATACCTAAGAACATAAGTACCTATTTCATTAATTAAACCTCCATCATCCACTTCTACAGAAGAACCATCATCCGTACCATAAGTAAATACAGGTAAATCATCCCCTTTTTTAATGGTTGTTACCGGGTCACCACTTACAGTTATTACTGGTTTAGTGGTATCTACATCCCCAGACGCATTTACGTTAATAAGCGCAGTAGCTATATTACTTTCTAAGTTATTTGAATCAAACACCTGACAAGTAACATTAATCTGACTTGCACTAGAAGAGGTAGGTGCTGTGAGGGTAATAGATGGGGTAACAGCGCCATTAAACCACAAATAAGTATGCGTATC